GAGTGGTCCAGGCACAGCTGCTTGGCCTCCTCGAAGGAGCGAACGGTCCCATAGACCGGGCAATGGAATTTGAAGTAGTTGGTGCCGGTGATTGGCTTCGGGGCTTTGGCCATGATCAGTCCTCCAAGAAGGCAAAGAACTCGACCTCTGCCACGGCGCTACGGGCCTTAATGATGGGCTCGTCAGTGCCAAAGTTGTCGTGCAGCTTCAAGTCAGTAACCTGCATCCTCTCAGCCACAATAAAGGTCTTCAGCATTTCACACATCTCGTCAAACGACGAAGCACGGTTGAACGGACGCAGGATCTTCTGGCCGACGAAGTGGATGTGGATGACGATGATCATGATCGGTCCTCCTTCAACCTGGGAAACGCGAGAGGGTGAGACAGATCATAATCAATCTGCGCCTCGATCTCAAGAAATTCATCACGAGGGAAGGCACAAGGACCATAGCCGTTCGGATTTTTAGGGTCCCAACCTATCGTGGCCATCATCTGCATGGCGATGTAGCGCTTGTCAGTTTTCAGCTGTTTGCGTGCCATGATCTTCACTCCTCAGCGGCGTTAGTAGAAACATCTTAGTGCTCCTACCCACCGTTGTAAACACCTATTTTCTGCCTCGGCCCAACTTTTTCAAGGCCTCAAATAAGGCTTGCTGCCCCTTCTTCTTGCCTTCTAGCGAGTCAAACGCAATCCGCTCGTCAACCGTGTCCCGGGCGATGATCCGGTGGTTGAACACCCGCTTGCTCTTGCTCCCCTGCCGAAGCACACGGCTGATGAACTGGCCATACAGCTCGTAGTCCCAGGTCAGTGAGTGCCAGCACACGTGGTTCCCCACGAACTGCAGGCCATCAAGCCCATGGGCCGCGGACTGAGGGTGCGCAAATAGGAAGGGCAGGTCACCGGCGTTCCACTGATCGATCAGCTTGCCCGTGTCTGAGGCCTTTCCGCCTCTGCCACCGATGATAGGAATGTCCTTACCAAACCTGGCCTTTAGGCGGTCCAAATCGTGGGCGAAGTCATAGGCCACCAGGAGTGGCGACCCTTGCAGCTCCTCGATCAGTTCTTCCAAAACATCGGTCTTGGCGTCGTGGAGGTTAACCCACTCACGATCTGACTTCTGCTTCTTCAGGAGCTTAAGGATGTCAGGCTCGAGATAGATCCCGCCGTTGGCCACTTGGCGGCACTTGACCGAGGCTACTGCTGCCGTGGCAGCAGTGATGGTCCGCTCGTCAAGCTTCGCAATCAGGTCGTCCTCTAAGTGGTCATAGAGTTCTCGCACCGAGTCAGGTAGATCGACGAAGATGTCGTTCGTCACCAAGGCCGGCATGTCGAGATAGTCCTCTGCCGCCATGCGCAAGGCCAGCGGAGCCAACCGCTTATAGATCAGCTGGTCTGCGCCCTCTTGAAGAATCCACCCGAACCCATCGTAGCTTGGCAGAAAGTACTTCGACCGGTAGTGAGTGATGTATTGACCCAGCGCGTTCCCCTGGTCGAGGATAAAGCACTGACCAAACAAGTCCATCAAGCCATTCGGCGCTGGTGACCCAGTCAAGCCCCAGCGACGTGAAAAGGTATGGAGAATGCACTTCAAGGCCTTGAACCGATTTGAGGTGGTGTGCTTGAACTTCGACAGTTCATCGATGATCAGCGTGTCAAAACCCAGCTTTTTGAACCGCGCCAGGTTGACCTCGACCTTGGTCTTTCCAGTTCGCCCCTTGGTCTTTGTGACGTCGAGCAGCCATTCCAAGCCCTCTGGGTTGATCACGTAGACGTCGGCCACATCCTCCTCGTCAAGCAGTTCCTGAAGCAAGTCGTTCTTGTTCTTCCCGTGGAGGATCTTTACCTTGATATCCTTGAAGTCTGTCCACTTCTGAGTCTCGCGTGGCCACACAGAATAGCAGACCCGCAGTGGGGCGACTAGCAGCGCTCGGCTGGCGACGCCTTTTTTCCTGAGGACCTTGAAGGCCCCCAGGGTGATGCTAGTCTTGCCCAGTCCTGGGTCGAGAAACAGCGCGGCGCAGGCGTGCTCGAGAAGGAACTTCATCGCCTTCTTTTGGTAATTGTGCGGTTTCCAGGGCACGGATAATAGCTCGGAGAGCAGTTTCAACGCCATCATGAACCTCTACGTCGTAGCCGAGCTTGGTCAGAAGCTCGTGCCAGTGTGTCTGCTTAGGCCTCGGCTCTTCGCCAGGCCGCTTAAATTCAATGAGCAGTGGCCTACCACCTGGAATGAGAAAAAGACGATCAGGGATGCCTGTCTCACCCAAGATCGTCAATTTCCAACTCAGCACCCCCAGCTTGAGGGCTTCTCGGCAGACCTTGCGCTCAATATCTGACTCGAGTAGCCTCATGGTCAGACCTTATGCAGCCGTCATGTGTCGAACCACTGCTCAACAACCGACCCATTCGAGCACCAGGTTACAGAGGCCGCTGAGTAGTCCATGTAAAAGGCTACGCACAGCACTTTGGCCTCCATGTCCTTGTGACCATCGATCAGGACCTTGGATCCTGGGCGAATATCCGCCCTGAATGTATGCTCTGTCATGCTACACCAGCTTCAAGTGCTTGAGCAGCTGGCAGGCGTGAACAGCCTGGGTTTTGGCGTCGTCCAGAGCATTGTGGTAGGTGCCAGTGCGGACAGCTTTGAGCTGAGGGACGAAGCCCTTCAAGGTCCGGTAGCAGCGGTTATTCCAGAACTCCCAGCCCTGCTGAACTCCGGCCTTGCCGTAGGCCACAGCCAGAATGGCGTTATCGAAGTCCGAGCCGTTCCCCCAGACCCGCACTGATCGCCTACCGGCCGGCGCCAAGAACTTGTCGAAGTTCTCAAGGGCCTTGGTAAACTCGACATTCCCACTCTTCTTGCCGGCCTGAGTCAGCACCTGACGAGCCTCAGGAGACTGGCCAGCCCACCAATCTAACGTGCTCTGGTCGCTGACCAGGCCGACGGCCTCGCAAGTGCTGAGGCGCACGACCTCGTAGTGCTCAGCCCCGAGCTCTCCGGCCTTGGCGTCGAAGAACACGGCGCCAATTGAGAGGATCCCGCACCCAGGCTTGTTGCCGACCGTTTCAAGGTCAACCATAACGTCGATCATATCTCGTCCCCTTCAGTGTAACCGCAGTCAGGATTGTCGCAGCGCAAGGCATTATCAACGCACGCGCTACAAGGAGGCGCGATGAGGAAACTGCAGTTCTCCACCGGAGGAAACTGCATGCTTCCAATGTTACACGCAGGGCAAGGATCGCCTTCGTCTAATATCTCCACAGCGTGTCGCTCCTTGCGCTTTACAATAGCCTGGCTATACTGCGTCATGCCGCTGCCAGCGTCTACTGAAACGCCTCCCTGAGGTTTCCAGCCCTTACCGATCCACTCGTTCACCTTGGACACCAGTACCACCAGTGTGGTGGCGCGGCAGACGTTATATTCCATCTTGACCTCCTCAGAATTTGCAGCGCCCGGGCCCGCCGTTGGCCACGCCACTCTGGCCAAAGTGGCACCAGCGGCACAGATTGCTCGGCTTCGGGGCGAAGCGCGTGTCGGCCAGCATCGGCTTCGTGCGCTTCTCCCACAGCTTCTTAAGCCCAGGCAGATCCTTCAGGGTGTAGGTCAGTTCAGTGTCACCCTCGCCCGTGTACATGATCCCTTGGTCGAGGTAGCCCAGTCGCACCTTGATCGTCAGGTCCATGGCCTCGTACTTAAGAAGAGCCCCAAGAGCGTAGAGCTCGAGCTGCTCCAGGTACTCGGCGTTCTTCTCAGGGCGGAACTTGCCAGTCTTCCAGTCAGTCACGACATAGGTGTTCTCGTCCTCAAAATGGCCGACGTCGATCTTGATCCTGGCTCGGCAGCCATTCCAGTCGTTCCAGACCGTCTGGGTCCAGTCAGCACGAAAGGCCCAGGTGTCTTCCACTGTCATGGGAAGCAGCTTCGAGCCTTTTTTGTACATGGCCTTCAGCTTCTTGAACTCGGCTTCGAAGGCCTTCAGCTCTTTGGGGAGCCGCGCGATCGCCCCCTTGACGTAATCTTCTGCCATCTTGCCGATCGCCGATCCGCGGGCCATGGCGTCATTTCCAGGTTCAGGCAGCTTGTCGATGAACTTCAGCTTGGCCTTGAAAGCGCAGCCTACATAGGCGCTGTACCGGCTGAACGACCAAGACGTGATCTTCTTAATGATGGGAGGCATTTACTGGCTTTCCTTTTGATTAAAGTTAAGGTGAGACCTGTGTTCCTTTTGGTGGCAACTCTTACACAGAGTCTCAAAGTTCTTCGGATCGTTGTTCTGACTATCATGGTCCTTGTGATGCACACAGAGAAACCTCACACTCCCGCACCGCTCACAAGCATCTTTTCTATAATCCCGATAACGGTGCCACGCGTCCTTCTTAAAGCTGTGGTGCGTTGGGCCAAGACCTTGTCCATGGCCGGTTCCTACACCCGGTTGCTTAATCACACCACGCCTGACGAGTGAGTCGTACGTGATTTTGCTCTTCCGTTCGCGTGTCCAAACCGTGCCATGACAAGCAAGACTGCAATATTTTGAACATGCGCCTCTTGGAATGTATATCTGGCCACAAACGGCGCAGGGCTTAGGGTTGAACGCTTTCATACACGCACGCCGTGGGCATCGTAGTCTTTAAGCGTTGCCCAGTTCTGGTATGAAATTGATCCCTCACTCAACATCGCGACATCAAACTCTACTCCTTCCATTGCACCCCTTAAGATCTCCATCCCAGTCTCAATCTCATTTCTCGGTATAGAAGCTGTCAGTTGATCGTGGACCTGCAATAGGAGTCGATGGTGTCTGGGTTTTGTTCTGTAATACATGATGAGCGACTCTTTGGTGCAATCAGCAGCAGAGCCCTGCACGAGCGTGTTTATCATCTTATAGTCGAAGGTTTGAAGTCGGCCATCGATGAGTTTAGGAGGCTCACAGTAATATTCACGGCCTCCCCACGTGCGGATCGGCACATTTGTTTTTGACCTGTGCTTCATGTCCTTATACATGTCTCGAAGGCCTGGGAAAATTGCGAGATACGCTTCCTTAACTTCTTTTGCAGCCTCTACAGAAATTTCAGATTTAGCCGCCAGTTTGCCGATCCCCATGCCGTAGATAAGCCCGAAGCCCGTATTCTTGATCGGCTTTCGGCCGTAATCTTTATTGAGCATCTTGTTGATCATGGCTCGCGCATGATCATGCACGTCAAGCCATGGGTTTTCAAGATAACTGTCGAGTAATACGCCACCTTCAAAGTGACCAAGGATCCTGATCTCTTGCTGGCTGAAGTCACGGTCGATCAGCACGTCGCCGTCAGCGTACGGGATGATGTAGCTTCGCACCAAGGGCAGTGGCGGGAGGCCACCCTTAAAGGGGCATTTCGGCAAGAGCTTGGCCTTCTTTAGGTCCTTCTCGTCGTGGGCAAAGATCGCCGCGAACTCTTTTGGGATGTTCTGAAAGTTCGGGGTAGACGACAGACGGCCAGTACGCGTACCGATGGCTCCTGAGCCCTCAGCAGACTTGGTTTGGTTCCAACTGGTGAAGATAAACCCGCCAGAGGCCTCGGCCGTGGCCAACCAGCTCTTCATAAACGTGTTCAGGCAGGTCTTCAGCTGAGACCTGTACTTGAGCACAGCCGCCAAAGTCTTATCGTGGCAGCCATTGGCCATGGCTGTCTTGTCGGACTTGTACTTGCCTGTAGGCGTCAGCTCCAGCTCATCAGGGTTCGACTTACCAGCCGCGATCAGGGCGTCGATCAACTGAGCGCCTGCGTCTATGTTCAGGTCTGGTGCCTTGAGAGATTTGCGGATATAGGTCTCGAGCTCCACCATCGTCTTAGAGTACATGGCCACGTCTGACCTGAGGCGCTTTAGATCAAGCCTGATGCCCTGCCGCTCCATGTCCAAGAGGATCATGGCAAGTTCACGTTCCCGGTCATAGGCCTTCAGCATCCCACGCTCAACGATCGAAGGCCAGAGTTTCTCGAAGATCCTCTCGGTGCGGATAACGTCACCGTCGGCGTACTTGCCCACGATGTCGCCAGGAGCGAAGGCGATGTACTTTCCGTAAGGCTCCTTTGACGACTTCCCACGACCGATCTTGACCCCGACATGGCTCAACGGCTGGTGCTCAACCAACCAATCAGCCACGGCGTCTTGCTCATCGGGAGGCATGTTCAAGAGTCTCGTGGCCGATGGCTTCAGTCCCAGCTCGATCTGGTTTGGATCATCCAAGAACACCAGAAACATGGTGTCGTGGTACTTGTCCCACGGCAGCTCAGGCAGGTCCATGTGAGTGACG